AGCATATGAGAGTAATGGTGGTTCTTCTGGTGGATACCATCAATTTACTGCTCAATTTATCAGAGAATTAACTAAGGGTCAATACGTCGATATTTACACTTCCAATGGTAACGTATACAATGGAAGTGATGGAAGACACGGTGGTTGGGGTGGATGGTTAATAGGATAAATAGGTAGAAGACATTAGTAAAAAAAATTATGCATACAAGTTATACTGTAGGTATTACAACAGCTGAATATAAAGCATTACAAACTTGTGTACCTAATCAACAAGATTGGATTGAAAATTCGATTAAAAATCGAGCTAGAATTGCAATACTTGAAATTCAAGATAAGTATACTAAATATAAAATTGCCAATCAACAAGCAATAACTGCAATTGGTTCCACTGCAATAATAGAGGCAGCAATATCAGAAGGTGTTGTTGGTATTGCTACTTGGGCTGGTACAGATAATCCAGTACCCTCATAAATATTTAAAAAGTAATATAAATGGCATTCACCAAAGTACTTGGTCCTGGTATTCATACACAAGCCAACATACTCAGTCACAATATAAATTCTAGCGGAATTATAACTGCGACTAAGTTTGTTGGTCCTTTTGATGGAACAACCATTGGTAGTGGTACTACTATAGGTGCTGATGGTATTAATGTTACTGGAATTGTAACTTGTACAACTTTAGATGTTAATGGAAACGGAGATATAAGCGGTAATTTAGTTATTGGTGGAAACTTAACTGCAAATGGAGATCTTACAACATTAAATACAACTCTAAGAGAAGTAGAATTATTAAGAGTAGATGCTAATAGTAGTGTAGCAGCAGGTATAATTACACAAACAGGTGCAGGAGATATATTAAACTTATTTGATGGAACTACTGAAGTTTTCACAGTTCTTGATACTGGTGAGGTTGGTATCGGAACTGTCACTCCAGGAAGAGATTTACATATATTAAACACAACTCCTTACATAAGAATTGAATCGGATGCTGCAAATCAACCTGCAACTTTAGAGTTATATCATACAAGAGGTAATGGAAGTGATCACTGGCCTACTAGTGTAACCACAGATGATGCTGCATTAACATTTAATGTTGCAACTGCAGCAAATGGATCTCCTGCAGAAAAAGTTCGCATCACATCAGCAGGTAGGGTAGGTATAAACGAAACATCACCAGACACTGATTTACATATAAAGAATACTAACCCTGCTATCATACTTGAGGGAACTAATGGTTCTGGTAAACAACATAAGATTTGGAGTGCTGGAACTAATTCTGAAACCCTTCAAATAACTAGTGGAAATTATTATAATAATGCTGATATTCATTACTTCCGTGCATCTAATGAATCAACAGTTCAAGCTCGCATTGATAATACAGGAATTGGTATTGGTGGTGTAACACCTGTTAGAGAATTACATGTACATTCAGGTGATTCAGGTAGTACTTATATTGCTTTGACTAATAGTACAACAGGAACTACTACTAGTGATGGTTTTGGTATAGGACTTGGTGGAGATGAAGACGCAAAATTATGGAATTATGAAAATACTAATATGATGTTTGCGACTAATTCAACAGAAAGACTTCGCATCACATCAACAGGTCTGGTTGGTATCGGAACTGAAGTTCCAGTAGGAAATCTTGAGGTTAGAGATACCAAAGCAAACCTTATTGTTGCAAAGGATGGACTAACAGTTAAAGGTAATAGTAATATTGCTTCTAATTATGATTTCTTCCAAATAGGTGCTGGTGGTGCGTTAGCAAGTTATAACGTTGAAACAGTAACAGCTTCTACGCATCTAATTCATAACGCTTATAGAAGTTCTGCTGCTGGTACTCCTTGGAAACGCAGATACCAAGATACTTCTATGAGACTTAGGATGAATAGTCCTGGCCGTGCATTTATATTTGAGAGTGCAGCAAGTGGTAGTGCAGATGCAGATATAACTTTTGCAGAACAACTTCGCATCACATCAGATAGTAATCTAAAACTACCTGATAATGCAAAGATTGAATTGGGTGGAGCACAGACAGGTGCTGGAGATTTTCAAATCTATCATGATACCGTACATACATATCTGAAAAATAAACATGCATCTGGATATACACTATTACAAGTAAATGATAATGAATATGGTATAAAAATACAACCAAGTGGATTTTGTCAATTATATCATGCGAATGCTTTAAAATTATCTACTTCTACAACGGGAATTTCAGTAACGGGAGAAGTTGCATCATCACAAGACTTTCCAAACTATAGACCAAGGTTAGATTTAAATTTTGTAGCAGTTAAGAAATTAGATTCAAGACTTACATATACTAGAGAAGGTCCTGCATCATATGTTGATAAAAATGGTTTAATTAAAACAGTTGGATATAATACTCCACGATTTGATCATGATCCAATTACGGGAGAATCTAAAGGGTTATTAATTGAACAGAGTAGATATAATATGTTTGCAGGAACTGCAAATATGGGAAGTGAACATAATTGTTGGATTGTTGGTGGTCCAAGAGGAAAAAGAGGTGCTAATGTTAAGGGTCCAGATGGTAAACTGACTGCACTTAATAATATTTACAATGGAACTAATGGAGATCTAAACATATATTATTCTCCTAGAAATGGTGCAAATGAAATGACTACAACAAATAATACGACATATACAATGTCTGTATGGGCAAAATTATCAGCAGGTGCTAGTTATATAACTGGAATTAGATTAAGAACATATGGACAAAATATATCTGTTAATTATAATTTATCTACTGGAGTTGTAGTTGGTACTCATGAAAATCAAGGTAGTGATTTTGTATCATCATCTATTGTAGAATATCCTGATAATTGGTATAGATGTATTATGACATTTAAATCAGGAACAGATGGAAATCAGGGATTCCAAATTTATCTAATTGCAGGTACTAGTGAAAGTTTGAATAGTTCTGGTGCAAATGGTGAGTCTGTTTCTTTCTGGGGTGCTCAATTAGAAGCAGGTTCTAATGCAACATCCTTTATTCCAACTGATGATACTAATGATAACAACAATGGTTCAAAAACAACTCGTGGATATGAATATCTTAGTATGGAAGGAAGCGATGCTAGTGATTTATATAATGCACTTGAAGGAACTTTAGTTGCTGAATGGATAGCAACAGATTCAGAATCTAATCAGAATTTAGTTAGTTTCCATAAAGATCTTGGTAGTAATGAAAGAATAGAATTAAGAGCAACTGCATCAGATACTGCAAAGGTGAGATTTGAAGTAGTTACTGGAGGTAGTTCAACAGTTTCAGATTCCAGCATATCACATGGTGGTATTGGTGATAATACCAAAGCAGCATTTGGATTTGAGAAAGATTTTTATGCCTTCTCAGTGAATGGAAGTGCTGTTGCTACTGATACGAGTGGTAATATGCCATCTGATATTAATTCATTAATGATAGGTAGGGCTGTTTGGGGAACAAGTTGGTTTGATGGATATGTAAAGAGAATTCTTTATTATCCAAAGAGACTTCCTAATAGTCAATTGATAACTATAACATCATAATAAATACCCATAGGAGAGATATAACTAATGCCTAATCTAGTCGGAATTGGAAAAAGTCAAGTACCAACTAACGCAATGTTGGGTGGATTAGCCTATCAAGATCCTGAAAGTGCTAACCTAACAAATGTTCAGATAGAGAATATAGATAAGATTAAAGCGGAGATGAATTTAGGGGCATCTTGCTTATTTGTATATGATACTAGAAAAGATTCAGATGGAGGAGCATGGAGATATAAGTGTAAAGATAGTTCTTGGTATAATGAAGAATTTACATCACAAAGAGGATCAAAGAAACAATTTCCTGCTGTTGCATTAATTGTAGGACATATTAATTTTTTCATGATTATGGATCTTGATGATCCAAATTGTCCAATGTGGATGGCAGGATGGCAATATCTTGGTGGAGCAGGAAGTGGTAGTAGTACTAACTGGTGGGGTGGAAGTGGAGATGTGCTTGGTGTTACAGCAGTAAATGGACAGATTGGTATTTGTTTCAGTACTAGTGTTAGGTTATTTAATTTTCCTAAAGATAGAATAGATTTATGGTATACTCCTGCAATTGGTCAATATGGAATACCTGGAGGAATAGCAGAACGTAATATAAAATATGTTGCTTGGCAAGAAGAAACTGATGATTATATGCAACTTAGTACTAGTGGTATGAGGAATATAGCAAGTAGAGTATTACCAGGAGCATCAATAGATCGAGAAACTGGACTTCCAAGACCCACATTTGTAGTATGTCATGATGCTGGAATAGATATAATCACTGATCAACAAAGAGAAGGTATTAATAAAGAACACTTTAGAATTAATAGAAGTAGTGATGATAATGTCCATCGTGTATCGATTAGCAAATATGGACACATTTATCAAGCAATGGATATGGGTTCTGTTTTTGTTAACTTTCCAAGATCAGATGATTGGTCAGGAAACCCTGCTTATGCTACCAGAATATATGGTGGTTCTGGTAATAATACTGGAGAGAAACCTAATTTATCAACATGGGGTGGAATTAGGGGAGTAGTAGCAACTAAAGATGGATTTGCAGCACATGGTGATACTTCTGGTAGTAGTGCATTTACAGGTGGATTGAATATAGTTGTAGAACCTTTTGCAAATGATGGTTCAATATATCCTGGAGAAGCTGAAAATGGTTTAGATACTGCTCTAGGTATGGTTGCTGTTGCTAGAACTGATAGTAATAGTGGATATGTGGTTGGTGATGCTAGAATGTCTCTTATGTGTCAAACAGTAACTGATGATTTTGGTGTTGGTTCTGTAACAGCATCAGAGTCTTTTAATGAAGAATTTTCCAATAATGATAATAGTTGGTCATTTGCAGATAATAGTGGTGGAGGAATTAGTGGTGGTACAATGACTATTAAGAATATTACTTCTGCCCGTGCAACACTTAATAACTGGGGTGGGACACAAGGTGGTAGTTATGTTGCTGAAGTTTATATTACTACAAATGGAAGTAGTGGATCATTATTATTAGATGATGATGGTGCTGGTGCTGGAGTTGGTAGTAATACAATCTATATGAACTCAACGTCAGTAGGTGGTGCAGGTCAGACTGGTAGATTTGTTTTTAATTTCACAAGAACTGCATCAAGTAGATTGAGATTTATGAGAAATACTGGTGGAGATTTTGTGATTGATCATCTAAGAATTGCAAAGCGTGAAGTTTTTGATGGAGGATATGGTAGAAATAATGCAGGGATTATTGGAACATTAACAAGAGAACGTGTTGCACCTGGTGCAGATTTAATGGCTTATAGGGGATTTAGTTCGACTGGGTATATTTTACAAGCACATAATTCTGATCTTAATTTCGGTACAGGTAATTGGTGCTATTATTGGTGGATGAAACCTAATAATAGTTCAAATGGTACGGTTATTTTTTCCAGACACGCTGTTTCCACTGGAAGTAATACACGGGTTATGGTATATTTTAATTCCGATAGAGTTAGATTCGATGTTACTGAATCAGGTGGATCTAGTTATCATGGAATGGCTCCTGGTAATGGAAATCACTTGACTAATAGGGATTGGATGTTCTGTGCTATAGTAAGAAGAGGAAATGGATATGAACTATGGATAAATGGTAGAGTAGAGCAATCTCATACTGCCAATTCAACTTCTGATGGATCTCAAACTGATGGTGAAGCGGTATTAAGAATTGGAGAAGATCCACATACAGGTGGTGAAAATCTTAAGATGTGGATAGCACTCTTAAGAGCATCAGCAACAGCACCTTCAGAAACTCAAATGAGAAAAATATATTCCGATGAGAAGAAGTTATTTACAGAAAATGCTAAGTGTACTTTGATTGGTAATGATGAGCAATTAAATGCACTTGCTTATGATGAAGATAATGATATTCTTTATGCTGGAACTGATACTGGACGTAGTGATTTTAGGGGATTATGTAGAATAAATAGTACGAATAACGCTATAACAGCAGCACTTTCAGCTGCAAATGGATACGTAGCGGAGGAATAGAATGACAGTAAAGATTGAAAGACCAGCCTTTAATTTAAGAGAAAAATTATCTGAACTTGATCGACCAGTAGGTAATCTTGGAACAGAAATTTTAAAAACAAATAGCATTGATGAATTTTTTCATAACTATGCAATTGGTAGGAAAAATTTGCTGATTAATGGCCAATTTGATATTTGGCAAAGAGGGACCACATTTGCCAATCAAGGTGGTGGAAATACTGGATATAAGGCAGATAGATGGAGAATCTATAGTGCTAGTGGTAGTGTTATAACTTGTACAAGAGAATCTTTTAATCCTGGACAAAATAAAGTTCCTGGAAATCCAAGATATATGTTGAGATTGAGTAATGTTCCTGATGCAAATACTTCATGGATGGAAATAGAACAAAGAGTTGAAGATGTAACTCGTTTTTCTGATCGTTGGATTACTATTAGTTTCTGGATAAGAGCAAATCAACCTCAATACGGAAATGATTATTTGAGTGTAAAATTAAATTTTGGATCTGGTGGTTCGAGTGATATGCAATTTGGACATACTTCGTTTAATATTAGTACAGAATGGGAAAGAAAGGTATTTACTTATTATTGCCCAACAATATCGGGAAAAACTGTAGGTAGTAGTAGTTTTCTTGAAATGAAAACTCTTCAAGCATCTGCAACTCAAGCTGATACTTATTATGATGTTGCTAATTTCCAAATGGAATATGGTAGACAAGCAACACCAATAGAGCAGCGTAGTCTTGGAGAAGAACTTAGATTATGTCAGAGATATTACCAACAGATTGTTGGTCATAGTGATATGGTGTGTGTTGGGCCTGGAAGATGTAATGGTACAACTAATGTTCCATTTGCAGTTCCACTTTCTGTACCACTAAGAGCATCACCTACAATAAATTCATGTAACTTTGCAGCTTTTACCGCAACAAATCAAGCGAATATAAGTAATCATACTCCAGCAGTAACAAAATGGGATGCTAATAATAATATACTTACATTACAAGTATCTGGTCTTAGTGGTATGACTAATGCAAGATCTGCTAATATGTTCTTAAATAGTAGTCATACACTTTCAATGGATGCGGAGATATAATCATGGCAATTAAATACAAAATTAGAAGTGCTGGTGATGTAGAGGATATTCTACATGTAGAATCAAAGATATCCATCCCAAAAGATCCAGATAATAGACATTATCAAGAGTTCCTTCAAGATGTAAAAGAACAAGGTATTGGTATTGTAGAAGGACCAGAGGTTGATATTAGGATTGACTATAAGATAAAACGTGTTGAAGCATATCCTCCTATTGGAGATCAATTAGATAAAATATACCATCATGGTATTGATGCATGGAAAGCAGATATTAAAATGATTAAAGATCAATTTCCAGATAGTCAGGTTGGATTGTCAACAACTGCTAATGTTCCTGACTGGGTACAAACCGAAGTTGACAAGTTATAATGATTCTGTTATACTTCATAAATAAATCAGATTTAATTCACAAATTGCAATGACTGAACAACAAACACATTTACAATCTGCTATTCAACAGCAAAATAATCTTCTGAATGAGATCCAAAAACTTCAGACAGAAATAGACAATAAGAGACAACTTGCGGTAAAAGCACAAGGTATTATCGAGTACTTAGATCAGATTGGAGTAAAACTACCAGAAGCAGATGCTGAAGGTGAAGCAACTACTGAAGAAGCACCAGCAACTGCTGCAGATGCCCAAGTAGTGGCTGAATAAATAGTTTTATTCAGAAGGTAATACGGGGTAGAATAGAATGCCTTATGTTGGTAGAGATCTTTCGAGAGGGAATTATTTAAAATTAGATGATCTAGTCTCTCAATTTAATGGATCAAAGACCACATTTAACTTGACATCAGGTGGATCCGCTTTTTTTCCTGGATCTGCCTTTTCTATATTAGTGTCTCTTGGTGGTATAATACAAGAACCAGAGTCTGCATATACAATTAACAAAAGTCAGATAACTTTTGCATCTGCTCCTTTAGCAACGGATGAATTTTTCATCATTGCTTTAGGGGTTGCTTTAGGTGTAGGTGTACCTGGACATGGTACAGTTGGTAGTAATCAATTAACAAAACCATTTGATTATGATAATTATTTTTATCTGGATAGTACAAATAATAGAGTAGGTATTCATAGTACTACACCAACAGTAGCATTAGATGTTGTAGGGGATATAAAATTAAATGGTAACTTAGTTACTGCTGGTACTGGTGGCGGTGGATTTAATGCTGGAGTAGTAACATGTACTGGTTTAGATGTAAATGGTAATGCAGATTTTAGTGGTAATGTTTCTATTGGTGGAACATTAACATACTTAGACGTAACAAATATAGATTCAGTTGGTATTATAACTGCACAACAAGGTTTAGAATCAGTTGGTGTTATAACTGCAAGAAAAGGTATTCATTTAGGTGTTGGTGCTACAGTTGGACATTTAAGTACTGTAGGAGTATCATCAATATCATCTTTACAGGTTAGAGATTTAACAGCAACACATGTTGCTTATGCTGGTGCAAATGGTAGATTAACTGGTAGTGCAAATTTAACATATAGTAGTTCTGTTTTTCAAATAACAAAAGGAACAAGTGGTGGTGCAACAGCAAATACAGATGCACCATTAATTGTAGATAATAGTTCTCATGCTTACGTTCAATTTAGAACCCCTGCTACTAAAGAACAAGGTTTATTATTTGGTGATGATGCTGATAATAATGTAGGTAGTATTACATATAGTCACAGTACTAATGGATTAACATTTACTACTAATGCTAATCCAAGACTTACCGTTACATCAACTGGTAGACTTGGTATCGCAACTGCAGATCCAACATATACACTACAAGTCCAAGGTAATGCATCTATTACTTCTCAGACTGGTACATTAACGAATGGAATTTTCTTTGATCCTGGAGATACTGGATCAGGTAATAGACCAGACATAGTTTTAAAAGGTGCTGGTTCTTCTGCTTTAAACGTTAAAGCATTTCAGGTTTATTATAATAATGGTTCTAATGAATCTTTCTATATTGATTATGAAGGAGCTGTTTCTGGAAAGAGTGTAACAATAGCAGATAAGATAATTCATGCTGGTGATACAGGCACCTTTATGAATTTCAATACTGATGAGATTGTATTTGAAACAGGAGCAACATCAAAAGTATTCATTAATGATGAAGGTGATCTAACAGTTGGTGCTAGTGAAGGTAATTTAGGAAAGGTATATATTAAACAAGCTGCAGATACAGATACTGAAGGTCTTGCCTTATTAAATTCTGGTGGAAGTAATTCATTCAGACTATTTTTAGGTGATACTTCTGGTACTGTTGCTCATTTAGGACATGGTGGACAGAAACAAGTTAATATTACTCAAGCAGGTGGTGTTGGTATCGGAACTACTAATGCAACATCAAATCTTACGATAGCAGAAGATGGTGCATCAACAAATGCTGAACTTGCTATAAATTATACTGGATCTGGAACTAGAACTTCTGCGATTAGATTCCAGAGAGGTGGAACAAACTTTGGATATGTTGCTGGTGCAGCATTCATGCTCACAACTGGAGCACAAGATGATTTAGGAATTGCTCCAGTATCAGGAAAAAATCTTTTATTTGGAATTGGAAATAGTGAAAAACTTCGCATCGATACTTCAGGTAGATTATTAGTAGGTACGACTGCAGCTCCTGCAAGTACAAATACTCTTTTAAGAGTTCATACTCCTATTAGTTCAAGTAGTGCTAATTCAATAGAAATTGGTCACGATACTAATGGTGCAGATAAACCTGGTGCTGCACTTGGACTTGCTATTAACAATGGTGGAGCATCAACAAATGCTGCTGATTTATATTTTTCAACTGCTACTAATGGAAGTTTAACAGAAAAACTCCGCATCGACTCAAATGGTCATGTAAAAATATCAAATAATAGTGGCAAGATCCGAATGGGATCTTCAAATCAACTTGAATTATATCATAATGGAACCTATGGATACCTCAATGACACAACTTCTAGTGGTACTGAATTAAGAATTGCAGGAAGAGTTGTGAGAGTCATGGATAATGATTCATCACATACCACTGCATATTTTTCAGATAGTGCTGCAAAATTGTATAGTGGAAATAGTGAAAAATTAACCACTACTTCAAAGGGAATTACAGTAACGGGAGAAGTCACAACATCACAAGACTATCCAGACTTCCGACCAAGATTAGATCTTAACTTTGAAGCAGTCCAGAAATTAGATCCAAGAATTACATATACTAGAACTGGCCCTGCATCATATGTTGATGAGAATGGTTTAGTAGTATTAGTTGGTGATAATACTCCAAGATTTGATCATAGTTTTCCTGAATGGTGGGATGAAGGTAATGTCGGGGATACTAATTCAGTAGGAGCACCAAAAGGGTTATTGATGGAGGAATCAAGAACTAATATTTTCAAAAACAATCATAATCTAAAAACTGTTAATGATCATGCAGATATTGGTTATGGATTAAATACGACTGAAACGACTGCACCAGACGGAACATTTACTGCGACTAAAGTTACAGGTGGAGGAACAAATAAGTGGACAAGATGGGATACTAATAATGGACTTGATATTAGTACAATCAACTTTACGGATACTTTTACTGTATCAGTTTATGCAAAAACTGTTGGTACAAGTAATGCTAACTTAACTTTGGATTTTGGTGATCAAGGTAGTAAAGCTTTTTCTGTAGGACAAGATTGGAAACGTTATGCGATTTCAGCAGTTCATCATAATTATGGAGCAACCACTAAATTTATTGATCTATCTTTCGGGGGTGATATTTATATTTGGGGTCTCCAGTGTGAGAAGGGATCTTTCCTAACATCTTATATTCCAACAAATGGAGCAACTGCAACTCGTGGAGAAGACTCTTTAGTCATAGATGGTGATGACTTTAATGAGTTTTTCGATCATACTGGTGCAGCAAATCAGAACTATACAGGAACTCTGCTTTCATTCATGAGGTTTGATGATATTAAGTATATACCTACTGCAAGTAGATCCAATAGAGTACAACTTGAATTAAATAACGATAATAAAGTGCAGTTATCAACTGTAGGAGGTGGTAGTCCATATGTCGATTCTGTAGTTACATACGGAACTGGTAATCAAGCAGATTTTAATGGATCTTCAGGAAGCACATTCCCAAATATGTTAAAACACGGAATTTCTTTTGCAAAAGATAATTTTGCCTATTCTTATAATGGTAACACAGTTGAAACTGATACAAGTGGAAATGTTGGTGGTACGAGTGCAACTACAAAGTATACTAAACTTAGCATAGGTCATGGACCATCAAAAGTACATATGAAGAGAATTATCTATTATGCAGATAGACTTTCAAATTCTCAATTAGTCACTATGACTTCATAATAAATACCATAGGAGAGAAATAACTAATGCCTAATCTAGTCGGAATCGGAAATAGTCAAGTCCCTACTAACGCAATGTTAGGTGGATTGGCATACCAAGATCCTGCTCATGCTAATTTAACAAATGTAGAAATAGAAAATATTGCTAAATTGAAAGGTTCAGTTAGTAATACGGCAACTGCTATATTTGTATATGATACTAAGAATGATAGTGATGGCGGTGCTTGGAGAAAAAGAACACAGAATACTTCTTGGTATAATGAACCATTAGGAACAAAAACTAGAGGACATAGAAGAGAATTTCCATCTGTTGCTATCATTGTTGCAGAATCTAGAAAAATAATAATTCTTGATGGCGATGATCCAACTTTTCCTATGTGGATGGTGTTTGAGAACCATGTTGCTAGTCATTCGATATCATCATGTGGAATGATAATGGGTAATGGATCTATATCAGACATTACTATGTTAAATGGAATTATGGCATCGACTCATGTTGGTGATCATAAATGTTTGGTTAGAATTTATTTTGTTGCAGATAAAGGAGTTGCGAATCCTGGTCATACTTATTGGGGTGAAGGTATATTCTCAGGACGAATAGTAGACAGAAATACTACGAATGGTTTCTATACTCGTAATGGAGTTAATAATTTGAGTGATAATGGTAGGTGTGTTGCTATGAAAGTCACTGCTGATGCACCAATAGATTCTGTAACAGGATTACCAACACCCACATTTGCGATTGGTGGTGATACTGGACAGCATGTAATAGTTCCTGATCATACACCTAACACTAATCCACATCATACTCATGGAGATGAATGGAAAATATCAAATGGTAATAATAGTTTTAACTATCCAGCACAACGTTGTATGAAATTTACAGATGATAATAAATTATATTGGTCTTATTCGTATCTAAATTTAACAGATGAATCACATGCTGTTATTTCTGATATTCCTGGTTCAGATAGAAGTAGAAGTTCATCTCATACTGCATCTATAAATTCGACTTGGAATGATACTTATGATCGGCCACCATTTATTATGAGGTGGAGAAACCAAGGTAGTTCATTGGGTAATGTTTCAATTGCAACGGGAAAGGATTATCTATTTGCAGGAAATAAAAGTGGATTATCATTTCTTCGTAGAAATGCAGAAGGTTATGATAATCAAACAAGTGTAAATGCAACGCACGGTGAGAAAGAGGCAATGAGTGCCCAAATAACTCATGAATATAATACTGGTTGGTGTGTTGGTAAAGCTTCGCACATATCTATGTGCTCTACAGATACCAGTAATCTTGTTCAAGCAGATGTCATTTATGATGATCTACATGCTAATATTGCATCATGGACTGCACATACTAATACAACTCTTGCACATGTAACAGGTGGTCAAACTGGAAATTGTATGAAAATTACTACTTCTGGTGGCGGTGGCGGTGGTGCTTATAGGACAATTACAACTGTTGTTGGAAAACAATACACTGTAACTTATTTTGCTAAACATTCATCAGGAGGAACTGGTTTAAGATGTCGTGTAGGATCATCTGCTGCATCTTCAGGTGATGGATATTCTGGTGATCAAGCAAGTACTTCTGCAAGTTGGACTGGACCATATGCATTTGAATTTACCGCACAAAGAACAACCACATATATAACATTCTATTTGCCAGCAAGTCATGAAGCATTTGTGGATCAAATAACAGTTAAATTGTGTGACCCGAATCGTGCAAATAGTGGATCAATTGATTCTGATAATACTACAAATGGTGGATTATTCGCATATGGAACTCTTACTAGATCTCCAGTTGCTACTGGTGCAGAGTTGGTTGGATATAGTGGTTGGTCTGGTTCTAATTATTTGATGAGACCTATGCTTTTACGTGCAGGGGGAACTCCACCTGTTAATACTGGTACTGAAAATTATAGTACTGGAGATTGGTATGTGTCTGTTTGGTACTATCCAACTAGTCTATCTGATACTCAAGTTATATGGTCAATGAGGGATCCTAGTAATAGTGGTACTCATTGGGTTCAACTTTGGTATAATACTTCTAATCAATCTATAAGATTGGCCGAAAATGATGGAACAGCAAGAACATGTTATGTTAATTATCCAGGTCTAACAACTAATAAATGGTATCAAATAGTTGCTGGAAGAAAAGATGGAACTCAGTTTGTGTATTTAAATGGAGTTAGAAACAAGGCAAATACATGGTCAAGTGGACAAATTACTTGGACTCAGGGTACTCAGTTTAGAATTGGAAATCATTACGATACTCAGTATCCTGTAATAGGTTCTTTGGCATTATTCAAATATGCATTAAGTGCTCCTACATATCAGCAAGCTCAACAAATGTACCAAGATGAATTGGGATTATTTCAACCTAATGCAAAATGTACATTATATGGATCATCTAAGGATGTGAATGCTATGGATTATGATCATTCTACTGATATACTTCATGTTGGAACATCAGAAGGTAGAAGTGAATTTGTTGGACTTAATAGAATAAATAATACGACTTCTGCAGTAACAACTGTACTGTCAGTATCTAATGGACTTGTAGCGGAGCAGTGATTAATGGTAGTAAAAATTTCAAAACCAGCAATTAATTTAAGGGAAAAAATTTCCCAATTGGATTATGATGCCCTTCCTTATGATAAAATTCCAATTGGAAGTGTAGTTCAAACGGTTGTTAATTATCCCCAAGCATCTAATGCTATGGAAGGAACTAATAGAGCAAGGCAAGATGTAGCTGTTAGAGCACATCAACCAGGTACGAGTGATGTTTTTGCTGAAGTTACTGGTGCAGATTATAGGACTACAATATCACCAAAATTTTATAGTAGTATGTTATTATTGGATCTTACCTTTCTTTTTGGTGGTAATAATAATGGTTCTATTTCTGGATTTAAATTCATGCAATCTCGTATGCAAGATATGAGTAATCCTTTTGATCTTGTTAACAATGCACCTTATTCTGGAGGTGGTAGCAGACAGTTTACTCATGGATCAAGTAGACAAGTAGATACTGATGGTAATGATAGGCATACAATGCATATATCAGCAATGGTTCCTGCATATGGAACAGAATCAAGAACTTATGGGTTATGGCATTATTCGGAAGCTAATCATACAAAATATTTTAATGCAACAACTACTGCTAATAGTGGATGTTCATTTTCTCCTTGGAGATTCGTAATACAGGAGATAAGACAATGAACGTTTTTTATCTTTCTAAAGCACTTAATGCTTTAAGACCTAATTGTGCATTTGGTTGTTCGGATACTTATGACAGTATTGAATGGTATTCAAATAATACTGAATCATTACCAACAGAAGATGAAGTTAATGCAAAGGTTACTGAATTAAAAAATGCAGAACCAATGAGACTATTACGTATAGAAAGAGATAAAAGGATTGCAACATCCGATTGGAGAATAGTTATGGCAAAAGAAACAGGATCCAATATACCTGCTGCATGGAAAACATATAGACAAGCATTAAGAGATCTTCCTTCCACTCAAACTCCTGTTTTAGATTCTAATAATCCTGTTGGTATATCAAGTGTTACTTGGCCTACTGAACCAACTTAACTTACTACTGGTTCTCTGAGTGCTTCCATCTTTAAGAATTGTTCATTCATGTTATAATATAACTTATAATTTTCTGTCGTAAGATAATATCCTTTTATTTCGTTACCATCACAGTGCCAACCATAAGCATTGAGACGTTCATCAACACCATCTATTCTTAATTTCTTGCTACCATCTAGGTAGTTGTGGTATCGCTCGTCTAGGTTAATCATAGTTCTTGGTGGATTGTGTGGATATTATAACATTATCTATACAAAGTAGCAAGTTCTTTATGTTTTCTTTCGATTGCAAAGACAATCTATATATGATATAATAACCTCATCTTAACCTTATGTCTATGTATGAACCAGAAGTTGATGACTATGTAATTTGGGATCGAGGTGAGTATGGTAAGGATGAAGGATGGGTTTATTTCAAGGGCGATGAGGTGGATAATGAAAAAAGAGTGAAGTTTGGATGGAAACCTGTAGCACGATATATTACAATAGAAACTGGTATCAGACCTAAACCTCAATGTGAGTATTCAAAGAATGATCCACACAAATATATTCATACATTATTGTTGTGTTATGATTCAGATTGGCATCAATTAAAGTTTGTAAAGAAGAGAAATAGTAAACATATACAGCATTGGTCACAGTATGATGACATGACAGGCAATGAAGAGGATAGATTGGTTAAGATGTATAAATCACAAGATGGTCGTCCACTTGATACCCAATAAATAAGAAAACCGAATTATTATGAGCAAGATAGACACTCAGGGTATGAGTATGCCTGTTGATCCTAATTTTAAAGGAAAACCAAAGGCACAAAAACATAAACCTTGGGAGATTACACCAAGAAGATGTCACACTCCTCAAATGGTTAAGGAGTTAAAGATACTTATTAATGAAGTATTAGATGAGAGAGAAGGTAAATTTAATTATACTTCTTATTTTGATGTGGATAAGTATAAACATTATGTTGGTGAAGAAGAACCACCATATAGACCCACTAATAAAACCTATAATCCTGGATACTATCAGTGAGTAAACACAATTACAAGAACCCTTCCAAGACACAAGATCTTGGACATGTAGAAGCACAGGTTACTAAGGGTAAAAAGTATTATAATGAGCAAGGGTGGGAGATTTCCCCACCCATAAGTGATAGAGAATGTATCTATCGTTGTTTGGAAAATTGTGAGTCACTTGCTGGACTTGATAAGAAACAAGTACAACGGTTGATGAAAGACTTTGAAACTATGAAGACAGAGTTTGTACGCAACGAGGAGTATCCAGTGTTATGAATCCAGAAGATATAGAACTACGTAGTACATCTCAACAGTTTGAGTATGAGAAGATGTCAAGAGACATTGATAAATGTGATGATGTTGAAGTTCTCAGAGAAATGTGTAAGTTTCTAGTTAAACTAGAGATGAAAACGAGAGAGAACTATAGTATAATACTACAGGACACCTTACCAGACATATCTAAAAATGGAATTAACTGAAGAAAACGTGATGAAGGTTCTCGAAGACCTTATACCTTACATCGAGGCAGATGGTGGGTGGTTAGAGTTTGTAGAGATAGAAGAAGAAACAAATATAGTTAAAGTAAGATTGGGTGGTGCATGTTCTACATGTGCTATGAGTGCTATGACATTGAAGCAAGGTATAGAATCTAAGTTATGCCATGAGATTCCAGATTGTTATGGAGTGATTCAAGTATTATGAAATGGATAAAAGGTTATGAGGATACAAATTCAAATCCTGTATATAAACATTGCTATGATCCTGACAAGTGGGAAGTAAAATCTAATAGGTTAATTATGACATGCTATGGGGATGGTGGTGCAATAGATATTAGACTTATGGATACTGATAAGGATTTACAACATCAAATAAACATCACTGTTAGTGATGGTAAACTCAAAGCAATCGTATCGGAGCAAACTAAATGAGACTAGGTGTTATGTGTTCTGGCAACGGAACCAACTTCGAGAACATAATCACAAATCCTATTTGTAACAAGCATGAAGTTGTATTGATGATACACAACACTAAACATTGTGGTGCTGTTAAACGAGCAGCAAAATGGGGTATTCCTCATGTGAGAATACCTCATAAAGATGAAGAGAGAATGATAGAAATGTTTAAGGTATGGAGAGTGGATCTTATCGTTCTTGCAGGATATATGAGGGTAATTAAGAATCCAGACGCATTTCCTTGTCCTATAATTAATGTTCATCCATCGTTACTTCCAAAGTATAAAGGATTGAATGTAGTTGAAAGGGCAATGGAAGCAGGTGAAGAGGTAACTGGATGCACTGTTCATTATGTAAATGAGGAATTGGATGGTGGAGAGATAATACTTCAGGGTGAGGTTCCGATACTACCAAGTGATAATATAGAGTCATTAACAAAAGCAATTCAGAGAATGGAATATGGGATATTACCAGCAGCAATAGAACAAGTCAAAGAATTATTGGGACAAGACTAGGCATAAATTTTTGTAAAAGAATATTGTCAAATCAGAACATTCGTGCTATAAATAATATCAGTCACCGAAAGGTACACATAGAGAGGCAAAAAGCATTAAACCTTGTTGTTATGATGTATATCATGGTAAATTTGTAGTAAATGGAGAAGATTAATGCACAACTTAATTTCATTTAATCAATTAGCAGGTTCATACGAGGATGAACATGACGACCAACTCACGGAGTACTACGAGTGCTTAATCGAATGCGATGAAACACAGTCAGTTTGTAAACGTATCTGTAGGGAGGTTTTAGTTTAGAGTTAAAGTTAAAGTAAATTTCTATTCTAATCACATGCTAATTCATTCACATCCACCTTAAGTAGGTCAATCTAGTAAAATATTCAACAACCCTTGACAAATACTGTCAGGGGTTTTATAATGTACGTAATTATAGTTTGTCAATGCCTAGAACTCAGAAAGCATTTGATGATAATGTTAAAAAACTAAACAAATCTAAGAAGTCAACATTAACTAAGAAATCAACATCAACTAAGATCACGATCACTCAATCACGTAAGAAGGATTTGTTTCCTATGATGGGAGTACATAAGTTTCCATATAGGTTTGAACCAATGCCTGAGATAGCAGATAGATTAAACTTAGCATGGTTTGATGAACACTATGGTGATGAACGTATGATGAATCACATACGTAAGTACAAACTGAAACCACACCAGTACAAATGTTATGTTAATTATTGGTGGTTAAAGGAACAGAAAACATCCAAAAAGGTTTAGGAGTTATGAACTTGATTGTTAATTTTATGAAAGAAATAGGACTCTATAAAGCACTACAAGAGGGCATTTATGAGTATTACCTTATTGGACTTGCTTTAACTGCTTTTGCTATCTTAGAGAACCATAGAGGGGCATTACAGTAATGAATGAAGATGAACTTAGAATAGTATTAGAGTCTGTTGTATCAAACTATGAGGGTGCTACAATAGAATATTACTCTACCTTTCATCGGAGTGGTAGACAAACTAAGAAAATTGTGATAGAGTATGATGTAAAATCAAATACTAATGGATAAATTATCAAAGAAGCAAAGACACCAAGTTAAATCTAGGTGGTATTATATCTTCTGGGGTGCTGCTACATTATCAGTGTTTGCAGGTCAAATATATGTTGGATCTGGATACAGGCAAATGTCAGAATCCTTCAATCGTATCATGGATACAATCGTTTTGGAACTTCAAAATAGTTTTGAGGATTCAAACAGACCCAAATTTTACTAAGAGGAGTCTTATGACTATAAAAACTCATACTATTGAGAAGAAGAACCCACAACATAATCAAATATGGGAGTGGGAAGAAACATCTGAAGTTCTGGAAGCATTAAAGCAACTTGACAAGTCTAGTCAGGTAGTTGAAGATTGTGGAAAATCTACTTGATGAGATAAGGCAACTGAGATCACAGTTGTTATTCAGAATAGAATTATTAGAAGATGATATGGATGCTCTTATGAAAGAGAGTATGGAATCTTCTAAGTATTTCTACTGCTTTGAGAGAGATGTCAATGCTCGTATAGATAGACTACAGGAAAAACTATCAAAACTTCATCAGAATGAAGGACAAAAAGGCAGCAAAGATACTTATCAAGAGAGCAAAGAAGCATCCTGAATTATACACAGAAAGGGAAGTTTACTATGCTAAGATGGTAAAGAAACGCATTAAACAAGAGAAGAAGGATGCAGAAAGACACATTGAAGATTCAACAAAATAAAGATGGATCTTTTACTGTTGATTGGGATAAAAACGATCCCGAATGGAAGTGGTTAAACAATCTAACTTCCAAAGAAATACAAACTTTCGTTGAGGATGCAGTCAAGTATGACAGAACAATTCACTAGATACAAGAATTATTCTCTTGATCAATTAAAAACATGGGTTGAAGATGCAATTCATTCAGAAGCATCTCCAGAAGAAATCTATACCTGCATCGTTGAGGCAGTTACAGATACCCTAGATAAACATAGGGTCTATCAAAAAGATAGCGAAGAACTATTAAACATTCTTGGAGGAACTATGGGTTCAGAGATTACCTACCAACATCCAAAGTATTCTAGTTTTCAAGAAGAACTAGAAGCAGAAGGATATGAATATACACCATTGTCTTCCAATGAGCAGGAGACTCTCATTGAAGAGGGTGATGAAAAGAAGAAGCATCTTAAGTTAGTTGAATAAATAGTAAAAAATTCTAGTAAGATGAAAACATTCCAACAATTTATGGGAGAATCTGAAGAGGCAGATGATAAGAGAGATCTTGCTGTAGATGCTGCTGAAACTAGAAAAAGTGATAGGTTAAAGAGAAAGGCAAAAGAAGAAGAGAATAAAGAGGATCAAGCAAGGAACGCAGCGACTAATGCAAGAATTGATAATCTCGAAAATCAAATCGCTGCATTGAAACAGAGTTAGCATTAATACCATTTCTGTGGTATAATACTAATAACCAAATCTTCATTATGTTTGAGTTACGTCCACATCAACAGGATACCCTAAATGCTATGCGTGAGTGTAGAAAGGGTCAGGTCATTGTACCTACTGGTGGTGGTAAGACACTCTGCATGATTAATGATGCACTACTTGAGTTGGAGTCTGGTACTAAAACAATCGTAGTTGTTTGTCCAAGACTATTACTTGCAAATCAGTTATGCTCAGATTTTACTGAACATAAACCTGAAGCATGTATATTACATGTTCATAGTGGAGATGCTGGTAACTATCACTCTACTACAAAACCTGATATAATTTCTAAGTTTTGTTATTACTTTAGAAATCAGAATAAGTTAATCTTTACAACTTATCATTCTTTACATAGAATTAAAGAAGCAGGTATAAAAGTAGATACCATATACTTTGATGAAGCACACAACAGTGTTCAAAAGAATTTCTTTCGTGCTACTGAGTATTATGCAAAATTAAATAATGTTCGTTGTTATTTCTTTACTGCTACTCCTAAACACAGTGCTGTTGATTGGAAAGCAGGTATGAATGATGAAGAAGTATATGGTGATATAATATGTCAAGTACCTGCACCTGAGTTGGTTGAGAATGGATACATACTTCCTCCTAAAGTTGTTGTTAAACAATTACCAAGAGGAGGTGATCCAGCAGAACGTGACCATAAGCATCTTTATAGAACTATTCTTGAAGAGGCAACTAATAAGGTTCTCGTATGTGCATCCTCAACTAAACAAATTGTTCGTCTTGTAAATGGTAGTCCCTTCGTCCATCAGATGAAGAAGTTGGATTACTCTGTGATGTATATTACATCCAAGACAGGTGCATACGTTGACGGAAAGAAGGTTGATAGAGATTCGTTCTTCAAGACCTTATCGGAATGGGGTAAGGATGATGACAAAAAGTTCGTGGTCATCCATCACTCTATTCTTTCTGAAGGGATCAATGTTTCTGGTTTAGAATCAGTGGTCTTTATGAGAAACATGGACTACATCACCTTTAGTCAAACTATTGGTAGAGTCGTTCGTATGAATAAAAAAGATACGGACGATATTCGTGCTGGTAGAATAACCGCAGGTGATGTTCGTTCTTATCAAAAACCATTCGGTTTGCTCGTTGTCCCTGTGTATTCCAACGTAGGTATTACAACAGCAAGAAACTTACAAGATGTCGTGGACACAGTATTCCACGAAGGTGAACCTGCAATTTCGGTAATCAAAAGATGAAATGCGAAGTTAAATGTTATGTTGCTGGACAAGTATTCTCCGTAGAGTGCTATGCAGCAAATTATGATGAAGCAAGGAAGGTCGCTCTTGCACAACATCCAAACGCTAGAATTATGGGGGTAACGGCAAAATATGAGAAAACCTAATAGATGGGAGGAATATTGTGAAACTACCTTTAATTCGTTGAGAGCAAACATTCATAATTGGGGAAAACCAGAATTTGATCGTCCTCTTACAAGAATATATTACATTGGTGTGTTTGACTGTGGTACTCCTAACCACACTAGATTGATTAGTGAGACTGCGTACAACAATAAACTTCGTGGTGGTAAGACTGTTCACGATCATTACCTATCCCCACAGTTTATTGGACGTATGATACTAGACAACCCAGACAAATATCTGAAAGAGTTTAAAGTCTTTCGTGATATATTCTGGAAGTCATGTGCTACCATTATGGTCACAGCAGAAGAAAACATACGACTCAGCAAATTAACTGAGAATGATGGTAATGATTATAGGGTACATGTACCCACAAACAAGAAATATAATCATCTCGGAATAAATCTTTACATGCGACCTGAAAGGGTTGGTAGTTGGAAGCAGGTTGATGTTTCATCTGCATCTGAAGGGGATCTACACTTCCCAAGTGATTTACTAGAGTACGAGAAAGATTATCTAGTTGCATAGTTTATGGTATAATATTATGAGATCTGAAAAAATCATGCACGACAGTACATTGGATTTATTTGAACACCTCGGTATTCCTGATGATGATATTGAGGCATTAGCAGCATATCACGAGGTAACATGTGATTATTATATCGAAGAGTTTTATGGTCTTGAAGAATATGAGTGACAGTTAATTAACTGGCACACTCCTCACACCATTCTCACAACTCCGTCCATATAATAAGCACATGGGAAACAAAACGAGGCATTTTTAAATGCTCATCCCTGAGACATCGGTTCCTAACTACTCTGACAAGGTGGTGCAAGTTGTACGGTTTTCCGAGAAATACACAAGCATCAATAAGAAGCAGAGACATGACGTTAGGGTAAAATACTACCGAGTCAGACATCTGAGATTTGGATGTAAGACCTCGTTTTTGTTTCTCTCACCCACATGAGAGATATGTGGTTCTACTGCCAAAAGCAACATACATCCATTTCTGGTTAGGAGTTGTTAGTAGGGTTCAGGTGTAAGCGATTCCCAGTAGGTAAATTTGGGCATATAGGTGAAACCTATGTCGATGCCCCACTCTCTCATGTACCTTTCTTTTAAATTTCTGTTTAAAAATGTCAACTCGTTCACGCATTGGTATCCAACTATCAGATGGAGTATCAGTTCTTTCTGTATATCATCATTGGGATGGATACCCACAGTGGTTAGGTGTAACTCTCGAAGAGAAGTTCAACACCAGAGAAAAAGTTGCTGAACTCATTGACGGTGGTGACATGTCATCATGTTGGTCTGACCAATCATGGAGCAATGAGGAGCAAAAGCATATTGCTCGCACACCTTCTCCAGAATACTATTCTGAGCATGGTCAGGATTGCCCTCCTGAACTCCATAAGGATACTAAAGAGTTTCTTCAGTATCAATCAGATGGTGAGTATGCTTATTTGTTCACACTAGATAACGTGTGGAACGCATGGGCAACAGAGAATTGGAGCAGTAACAAGGAAAAAGTTGCAACACCTGTAACAATTCCTGTCCCTGCTGTTGCATAATTCTCAATCTGTACTATATTAACATCATTGATAGGTTTTTACCATGAACTTCTTTTCACCAGACGACAGAGAGTACACTCTCGAAGATTTCAGAGACTTTGATCCAATCGAAAGTCTAACTGAAGAATTTGGATTCAGGGAAGAAATTGATCCTGAGACTGCAAAACTACTAGCACAGTTTTGATTATGAATACATCTGTCACACCCTCCTCATCACAGGAGGGTATTTCTCTCTCTGATGGACAAAGAGATGATCTAATCGAACAATACACAGAGATTATTGTAGATAGTATGGATATGGATGCACTAATTCAATATGCACAAGAACAGTTGGCAAATTATTTTGATAAGTGTTCTGATATTGAATTAAAAGAGGACATTAATAATTGGGATGATAATGATGGATTGTATGAAGAATTAGTTGATAATGTCACAAAATCCTGACAAAAAGTAAAGATCGCTACATATTAGTGTGTGACAACAAAGGTTGACAAAACCTTTAAAATAGATTAAAATTAAGTTCACCGCAGGAAAACCATCATGGATCGCACACTATCCCAAGTTCAAGGTACAACATTGACTCGTTATCGTGTCACAATGGATGTGATGGTTGACACAAGTGCGTGTGATTCTCCAAAGGAATGGAATTGGGAAGATCTCTTACAATTAGAAGATCACGAGCAGATGAATGAAGTATTTGTAGAAGATCTAGGAGACTATACTATCCTATAAACATTTTAATCATGGAGTTTTTATTATGTCAAGTATCAGACCCATTAGAGTGATACATGAAGTGGTTTATGATGAAGATCAGATTCAACAATACGAAGAGTATTGTGACAATTATGATGAACCAATAACTCAAACAGGATTTGAGAGTTGGTGTAAAGATGACATAGAGGATGATTTTGGTGTTCCTGTATCTGCATTAGATATTAGGATGATAGCACAGGTAGGATTTGCAACAGACTGACAATTATATAACTGGCACAAGACCGATTGATTAACACTCAGTCGGTCTTTATTATATGGAGGTACAAGGGATTTTTTCAAAATGACAAAATCAAAAGACAACTTTGTAAAATTCAATGAGTGGTTAGACACTTGCCCATTTGGGGATTACATAACCAACAAACTTGATTATGATCCTAAGACAAAATACTGGGAATTTCGTTGCAAAGTTCCTAATATCTCAAAAGAATTGAGAGATTCTTATACTGATTCACTTGCGGAGTTTTACACAAAATGACAAAAACCCCACAAATAGATGCACTCGAAGGATTTGCACCTTTGGGCATTGATGAAACTAAGGCAAAAGTCCTTAAGTACACTCAAGATCTCTGTGTATGCCTTAAAGAGCATTACCATCACATGTATCCTGATTCAAGCATGGATAAAGAATACATTGTTGATAGCAATGGTCGTAGGTACTACAAGATTCTCATGGTAGACAAGCACTCATGGGGTGATTCTCCATCAGTTCATGCCTTCATTGAGAAGAAGACAGGTAATGTCTACAAGGCAGCATCTTGGAAAGCACCTGCCAAGCACATACGATACAACCTATTGAATGAAACTTCAAGGATGATGTGCTACAACAGAGCAGATTGGTCTGGTGGTTATCTCTACATGAGATAATTACAACAGATTGTTACAGCACTCTTCACAGGGTGCTGTTCAACTTATATACTAAAGGAGTTAAGAGGTTTACTTCCATGAAAACATTTTCAATCAACTTCACAGAAGCAGAATTGGAAACCATCTCAGCAGCAATGGATGATTACATTCATTACCAAGATGATGATGCACAGGAAGAAGACCTAATTGGTGGACTTTCTGTAGAAGATAGAGTTGACTCTATCAACAGCAAGATTAACACAGTATTTGCAGAGGTGGCATAATGAACACCTCTCGACTTTTTAAAGATCTTGAGTTCTGCATTGACCAAAATGGATGGACTGATGAGCAAACAGCAGAAATGATTGGTGTTGCTGACAGTCTGGATGTATCTGTTGAATATTTCTGTGAAGAGTTTATATTCATCACAGAAGATCCAGATGACATTCCAAGATTGCATGATGATGATTATCTTAAAATCAAATGGAGTTTAGGATAATGTTAGACGATCTTAAAAGAGAACTCACTAAGTACACTCCTCAACAATCTAAAGAAATTTATAAAATTCTGAGAGAGGAGTGGGAGTTTACCCAAAAGCATGGTAAACTCAAGGATAGGATACATCTCGGAGGTTATCAATGATATTACAAATGATAACATTCGCTGTAATTGCATTAATTATTGGTATTATTGCAATTACAATCATATTCAATCACTACAACCCTCATTGATATGTCAGACAATCGTAATGTCAAACACAATGTCACCTTGACTGAAGGTGAGATTAGTACAATTCTATCTCATTTACAGATTGTATCTGAAAAGTATGGTACATCTGATGAGATAGAAAGTATCTTTGAAGAGTTGGAAGGTGTGGTTGATGAGTGGTATGCACACCAAGAGCGAATAAAAGAACAGTTAGAATGGTATAACAACCAAGAGTTAAAGTTGACCCCATTCCAAGAAGAATTGGAAGTCAAAAAGTATATCAGAGACAATGATGACTCTGATTATTCCAAAATTCCTTCAAGGTATTAATCATGCTACCATTTTACACACTCAATCTCAATAGAGATGAGTATTATGTACTCGAAGATCTTATGCTTGATGTTTACCTTCAAATAAAAGATCAAGGTGCAAAGGATTTGGATGAGGAATCATTCTTATCCCTATGTGACAAACTCCCTGCCGTAAATCAAAGGATTATTAACAATGACAGCATCTAAAACAATGAAAGACTACACAGACTATGTGGTCAAGCAATGTGACGGTGATAATACTGTCACATTAGTTCGCAGAAGAACTGTGTATGAAGAAAAGGTAGTGACTCTTGACGAGTACCTACAACTTAATAAACAACTCTCTGGAGAAGATACTGATGAGTTTCCAAGCATGTATGCTAGTGAGATTCAAGGATTTGAGAGCATTGGATTTGATGATTTTGAAGAGGAAGAGACTAAGTACATTGCATTTCCAAGTGATGTAACCAGTTTTACTGATGATGCTATTGGATTTATGTTTCAAAATCAACCGTGGTCGGATGGATATGGTATGATACCATTAGCATCTAACGATTAATCCAATGTCCTACTCAGAAGAATACCATTCTCCCATATACATGGGAGAACCAGCATCAAAGGATAAGACCCTTGATGAGTGGTTAGAAGAATGTCCAGATAAACTTCAATTCTTTCGCAGGTTTATCGACTGTAAAGAGGACATTAAACGCACACTTGAATGTGAAGAAGAGGAGTTCACAGAGGATGACCTCGAATACATGTTAGAAAAGTGGATGCGAAGTGGATTTGTAGAAAATGCAGAGGACATTCTCTTCATGTGGGGAGAATACAAAAGTGGTGATCTCTAATGTTAGTAGATCTATCCAAAGATGAGTTGCATAGCATTGTATATTACCTTGAAGGTATGATGCAAGGCAATGATGATGAACTCGAAGTTGAAGAGTTGGAGGAATTATCCAAAAAACTCGACAACATTGCTTCTGCATGTGAATGTAAGGAGCAAAAAAAGAAAAAAGTAAACCTACCGACTCCTGAATGGGAGGAATAATCATGGAATCTACTGCAACAGTTGAAAGATCAGTCATCTCAATCAATGACTATGAGTTAATTGATGAAGCAATGACTGATTTATCCAACAAATATAACAGTCCCTTAATAAACCGTCAAATTGGACGTTTGCTCGCTAAATTGGATGTAGTTGTCGAGGACTAATGCCTTACAAAGATCCTGCCAAACAAAAAGAAGCAAAACGCCAATGGTACTTGCGGAATAAGAAACTGACCATTGAAAGATCTATGGCATATAAGCATAGAGAACAAGAATGGTTTAAATCAGTTAAAAGCACAAAGACATGTGTTCAATGTGGTGAGACTAGGTATGAACTCCTAGAATTTCATCACATTGACCCTAGCACAAAGATTGCATCTGTATCTGATATGCTAGGCACTTATGGTAGACCCAAAGTGATAGCAGAAATGGCAAAATGTGAGGTTTTATGTAGGGATTGCCATTCTAAGCATCACCAACACCATCCTACTCACATCAATAGATGTCCAACAACAGGTCGTTTCCTTAAGGTATCACACCCATGAAAACTTATCATGTTAAATGCTATGAGACAGTAAACTTTACTGTAGCAATAGAAGCAGAATCCGAAGAGCAAGCAAGAGAACTTGCACATGAAGACATCAATTCTCACGAAGTTATTGCAGAGTCAACAACAGAGTGGGATATTGAAGAAGTCATTTTAGAAACAGAGGAGTGGTACAGCAAATGAGAGTTTTACATCTTACTAATGCTCAATTTGCTGTCCTATATGATATTTTAGCAGAGACAGTTGATTATCTTGAAGGTGATCTAATCACATACGAAGATGAGCATGGAAATGAAGTAGAAGAGGACATAACTGATTATGAAGCATATCAAGTTTTCCAAAAATTGCGTGAAATCAAATGAAACTATTCATTCCAGAGTACAAGAAAGTGAATGGTCGCACAAGATCACCAAGAGGAGGACGTTTAATAACATGTCCCACATGTGCGAAAAATAACAGAGTGTATCATTTTTCATGGAGTGCATTGCAATGCCAACATTGTAAGTCTATGATAGAGAAGAATAACTGGTACATTCAACCATGAACTTGGACATCCGTTGCAAATCTCATCCTGAAGAGAATGAGTACAATATTCAATCAGATCGAGCGATTGATATTGCATATTCTCTCTCAGAGGAGTACAATACGAGTGTAGACCTGTTCTACAATTATTCAAATACACTTTACATGACCGTAGGAGGGTAATGAGATGTCTGTATTACATCACGAAGAAATCCTCTTAAGTATTTTCGAGGAGGTCAAGGAAGAATTTCCTTACATGGATGAGGAAAAGCAAATTGAAATCACAAATGAAAGATTTGCAGAGAGGTGTCAATGAAAAACATCTCTGAACAGATCGAGAAGATCTATGCTGATAAAGCAGGTAAGACAACCACTTCTCGTAAGTGTATTGCAGACTACTGGGAAGATACTAATCAGTATGATGGTAAGGTTGCTGTCAATGTTAAATCAAATGATATTAACAAGCAAAACTTTCTACCTCGCTTAGTATCTTGTAGACCTGCATACGATTTCTTATTGGATCAAAGAAATGAGTTAAAATTCATTTTTGTAGACTATCAGAATGTAAATGGTAATCTAACCATTGTAGATGATAGCAATCCAATTAGCATTGAGGAGATTGATTGGAAGTATATGTCAATACAATGTCAAGGAGATGGATTTCTTGCATTGAATACAAAAACTTTGAATCAGGGTGCAAATATGAATCGGTGGCAGATCTTAAGAGATAAGAAACCAAGTCGAGATGAATGGTTAGAAGAGTTTAGAGAGCATTATATTAATTACATTCGTAAAGAAAATCTAAAGTTACAAAGAAATCTACAGTATTTTAGTGTAGGATGTCAACAGTTAGATAAGGCAAAAGAAATCATGGAGGAATTGGTAGCATGATAACCCGAAAGGATGTTGCCAGTAATCTAATTGACATCATTGCTGATTATCCTGACCAGTTAGTTCCTATTATAGATGAACTAACATACAAACTCAATCAAACTCAACTAGAGGAGATTGAAGATCTTATTGTAAATCATTACGGAGAGGAACTTTGAACTACTCACAAGACGCAAATCCAAATGCAACTAATTCAGAGTTAGATGCAAAGGTAGTCATTGACCACAATGATGACTCAAGATTTATTGAAGAAATCTATGAGATTGCATTTGGTGAGGATGCGATTAATCGTGACTTCTCACATGATGAGGTTATTGAGCAAATCAGAGAATTTTCTGATAATGCACTTGAGTGGGAAGAGTCAGGGTTAAACCTTGACCAACTGCATAATATCTCCGAGGAAATGGAGAATACTTATAGGCAAGGTTACAGAGATGGGAGAAACTTTAACGCTGATGATGTGGCAAAATGTATTGCTGATAGTAATGGTGGTTATGCTGAGTGTGTGGATCACATGGTAGATACAATGGAGGGTGGAAAATGAATGAATCATTACACACAGTACAGTTGACTCGTAGAGAGTTAGGACTGATACATCACATGACTCGTATTTTATATGCTCAGATTGATGATGATGTGGAATTTGGTGGAACAAGTAATAATCAAGTATATAATGATTTTTATGGTAAGGATGCAATCTCTGGTGTCTACCTAAAGACACGAGATGAAATAAATCAGCATTATGATGATTGGTATAAAGATTTACAACGAAAAGATCCTTACATAAGACCTTTCTGCTATGTTAAAGGACATGAGAACCATTATTCCAATCATGGAGGTTAATTAAATGCACTATCTTGTCATTGGTCATTGTGAGTTTAAGGAACCTGATTACATATTCTATCAGGGAAATTATACTGCAAAAGAAATTGAAAAAATGGCAACAAAGGATTTAACTGAACAATATGTTACAGTATATGATGATGGTAAAGAAGAATACCAAGAAGTGCCTATAATTTACATAGATCACATTTTTGAATCTGAATCTGACATTCATTTTACCAAAGGATTTTTCCAATGAACAAAACTCAAGTCTTAATGACTGAAGAACAATGGAGGACTGTTATTGATGCAGTCAATGATAAGTATCCTGATAGTGATTGTCTGGATATTCTTATTAACTCTGTTCATCATTTTCCTTCTTTTTTATTTGGAGGACAAATAAATGACTAAAATAACTGTTGACCAATACCTAGAATTGCAAGAGTCATTTACATTTAATGATTTGCAATTTGGTTCTGTTAATTGTTATTTTAATCCAATTTATTATAACAATCCAATGTACTTTAGTCCTTTAACTTATGAGGTAATTGACAATGATTAACTCTGAATGGTTAGGTATGTCCTTTTGGTTGGACGAGGAGAAAGAGTTTTGCTATTGTCCTACATTTAAGGATAATACACCAGATAAGAAGAATTGGGGATATGTTGTAGATTGGGATGATTTTGATTGTTACATTAATGAATTGTTTCACATTCATAAGAAACTCATAACTGCGGATGTAGAAAAGTATTATGGAGTAGCACAATGAATAGACCATTAAGAATCACAGGAGAGATAATGGATTGTCTAACATCTGACTATCCTATCTTAAAACGAGAAAATCTACTAAATGAGATTTTATGGGATTATTTTGCTCTAATTGATGATGATAGACTATCAGAATTAGAGGACATCATTGTAAACCAAAATTGTATCATCTTTGAGGAGTTAAACCAATGAATGATTATCCTACAAGACAAGAAGCAGAAAAGGAATGGGGTATGCCTTATGGGGTACTTGAACAGTTAGAGTATATGGTATCACGCATAGAGAATGAGTTACCAGAAGAAGAGAAAAAAGAATGGATATTAAATCCACATGATAAGGATTGGGATTGGTTGGTGTCTTATGTTGATGAACTTCGTGCTAATACTGGTGTAAACTGTGATGATTATTCGTTCACTTGGTATCCTAGCAGTTCGTCATAGACTTATAACCAATAAGACGTTCATAAGAAAAAAGATGTTCGTCTTCATTGGTAACTCATGGTAGTATTCGTCCTTAGTTGCTTCGTACATTCGTGACTGTTGATAAACCTGTGGAAAACTCGTGTTTCTGTGGAAAACTCTGTGTTTTTATGTATATTCGTGCTTAATTCGTCTTTAAAATGGTCAAATAAATAGGAGTTCGTTTTCTACAAGGATGTGGAAAACCTTCGTCTTTATGTGTAAAAACATGTGGAAATGTTCGTCCGTGTCGTGGTCTTGCCCTGCGTTCTACCATAAGACCGCAAAAAAGTCAAGGAGGTTCGTTGTAAATCTTCAAAATGTCTTCGTCCTCACACAACTTGTCACACGGGACACTTCGTGGTATAATAGAGTATAAGAACACAAAGAAACTCTATGGTCTTATGCCATTTACCAAGAAATTCCCCAATGCGGGAGAGACAGTCCACATAAGAGTGCCAAAATGTTACAAAGATTCTATAATAGATCTTTGTATAGCATTAGACAGCAAATTTCAACAAGATGTAACAAAGGGTAACACTACCATACGCAAAATTATACAGAACTCCCTTTCACATTAACATAAAATCCTCATAGTCTGGGAGATTGTCACAATTCTTATGATAATTTTTGTTACAGTCGCAATTCTTAATATTTCAATGTGTTACTAAAAATAATTCATGGCAGGGTCGGTGTCGAATATTTGATCTAGCAGATACATCCCTGCTCCCTTCCTCTTTAATTACTCTTATTCTAGTCCCTAACAAGCATAAATCTACCGACCTTGTGCCACTTTATTAACTGGCACATTAAGTGGTTTACAAGTCGATTAATATCGCTTATTGTGTGTTCAGTTACATCAATCAATTATGAACGTCACTCAAAAGCAATGCCTAAGAACACTTAGAAAGCATCCTAACGGTTTAGGAGTCTCTACACTTGCTAAGAAAGCAAACCTAGTAAAATCTGAGGATGATAATACATCATTCATTAAAGATCAGTTAATGCCATTAGAAAGGTCAGGTAGACTGACTAGAACAACTACTAAGCAAGGTAGGACTATTAAATGGTACACTACTAAGCATTTTGAGAATAATAAAAGACGTAATAGAATATTTCAATTAAATCTATTCTAAGATTTTATGAGGTGTGCCAGTTAAGAAACTGGCACATTCTCTATTGTTTTTTGTGTTCTTATGATCTAGAATGAAGATAGAATCTATTTTTTTTTTTTTTTTTTTTTTTTTTTTATTGACAGGGTGAGTGTCGATGAATTGATCAGGCAGTTACCCTACTGCCGTTTTTTCTTGTTATTCTTATTATAAGCGATCAGATCCACTTGTAAACCACTTAGTAGACACTTTATAAACTGGCACACTCTATATGGAATAGGCATAAAAAATAGATTACAATTAGATTAATCGAACATTAATCACATGCCTACTCTAACAATCGCTAAGAATGACTATAAGGTCACTAAAGGCAATATTCACAACATCTATAAGCAAGCGACAGTAGATGAAATAAATGCTGGTTTAGTATGGTATAAGTTAGCAAAAGATTTTACCATGCTATTAGAATCTACATTAGATTTTGAAATATCTTATAAAAAGATAGCAGGAGTAGTAGCAGCATTATCAGTTCAGAATCAATGGAATACTAATAAAAAGGATGCTTTAAATGTTTGTATGGCATATTTTGAAAATAATAACCTAGATGATGTATTAGTTTCAACTTATCCTATATGTAAAGATAAAGCAATTAAAATCTTACAGAGTGATGGCAGTAACGATTCTATAGAGACTATTTTAGGCGTTAATGCTAGGAAGACAAAAAACTTTTATTGGAATATTATAGGCGATGATAGAGCGATTACAGTAGATGGTCACGCCTTTAATATTGCATCTAATAGAGTATCATCTTTAAAGGAAGTACCTCCGATAAGTAAAAAGAATTATAAGATCTTACAGACTGAATATAAATTAGCAACATCATTTATTAATAAAAAGTATAACTTATCTTTAAAAGTTTCAGATGTTCAGGCAATAACTTGGGTAACATATAAGAGAATAAATGACAAATAGTGATACAACTTCGTACCTATCGTTGTTAGATAGTACCCCTATCTAACTTCGTTATCTATTAATTAACCTTACAATCCTTCGTTATTATGTACACTAACTATTCACGATTAACCTCTAATACCTTATGTAAGGGTAAGAATTGCGATGATATGTATAAAGAATTGCTGATATATTATGAGACTAATGATAACTTAAGCGATGATATTATCGACCTTAAGTATAAGATACTAAAGAATATTGCATGTACTAAATGTTATTAACTTCGTAGTATTCGTGCATTAAATGTTACCTACCTCGCTTCGTGTAGGCACTTCGTTATTACTTAGTGACCTTATGTTCGTTTATTATTTGTTATTTTATAATTTAATATTTGTAAAATGTTAATTAAATTAGTGTTAATTAGTGAGACTCACTCGTCTAAAAGTGAGAAATTAACCCCTATATTTCAGTATAGCAAATATATCTGACTCGTCAAGTAAAGTTCGTTATCGCAGTCATACCAATGGATTTGGGTTGTAATATTTATATATAGTGCCTCGCTATTTAACATTTAGTGATTTGACTTCGTTATCAACAATCGAGAAGTCAGTCAGGGACAGTGTTTTGGGCGTTTTTTGTTTATACCGTTGCCGCCCTTGCGTTTTAAAAAAACGAAAGTCCCTAACCTACAACGAACCCAGAAAGCGAGAGTGATAAAAAATTCGGAAAAAAAAATTTTACCCCAAATACCCCAGGCATAAGACCCCAGTGAAAATTCGGAATTTCATACATACTCTGTATGGGTTTATCGGAAGCCTTATAGAAAATTTTAAAGGGATAAAAACCGCCCCTCTAAGAATCGTAGGAAATATATAATGTGACGGGTTATAATAAAGAAGTTATGAGATTAGAACTTGACGAATACGAAAAGGATACTCTGATGGAGACTATTCAGTACAGAATGGATGAAGATACTCACCTCCTTGTTAATGCATCCTTAAAGTCAGACCTTAAAGATTTACTAGACAGATTTGAAGAAGAAGACTACTGAGAACGGGTAAGAACCGTAGTGTACAGTCGATCTAAATAGAGGACCGTTGCAATTATTGACTTGTAGTGGTATAATAAACATATAATAACATTCGAGGTTATGGCTAAAGGTTTTACAGTAAAGGCAGACGTGCCTAAGAAGAAAGAATCGCAAGATACTTTTAACATTGATGAAGCCAAAGAAATGATTAAAGGTAAGACAGTGGTATTCTGTCTACCTGGTAGAGGAGTTTCTTACATCTTTTTAAAGGCATTTGTACAGTTATGTTTTGACTTGGTTCAGAACGGTGCAGCGATTCAGATATCACAAGACTATAGTAGCATGGTAAACTTTGCAAGATGCAAGTGTTTAGGTGCTAATGTTCTCAGAGGACCTAAACAGGTTCCGTGGGATGGTAAGTTGAAATATGATTATCAGTTATGGATTGATAGTGACATTGTATTTGACACTGAGAAGTTCTACCGTCTTGTACATATGGATAAAGAGATTGCAGCAGGTTGGTATTGCACAGAGGATGGAAAGACTACTTCTATTGCACATTGGTTAGAAGAGGATGATTTCCGTCAGAATGGTGGTGTGATGAATCATGAAACCATAGAAACGATGAGCAAACGTCGCAAACCCTTCACTTGTGACTACACTGGATTTGGTTGGTTACTTATAAAGAATGGAGTATTTGAGCATGAGGGTCTCCCTTATCCTTGGTTCGCTCCAAAGATGCAAGTCTTTGAATCTGGTGAGGTTCAAGATATGTGTGGCGAGGATGTCTCGTTCTGTCTAGACGCTATCGAAGCAGGTTTCGAGATCTGGTGTGACCCTAAGATTCGGGTAGGGCATGAGAAGACTAGAGTTATCTAAGGTCTTATAGTAATGAGGGGTCTTATGCCCCTCTAAAAAATCGGGCCGTTAAAAATACGGCCGCTAAAGATAAAAAAACGGAGCAAAACATTATGGGTATGAGAAGTTTATCTGGAGAAGTTCAGGTAGAAGCAAAACCAAAGAAGACCTATCAGGGTCGAGGAAAGCATACTAAATATGCTGCAACTGCCTCTAACAAGGCAAAAAAACGTTATAGAGGACAAGGGAGGTAGCAATGGACGAACAACGTTACAACGTAGAACAGTTCTTTACACAAGGTTGGGACATAGTTGGTGCTAATATGACTAAAGAGGAGGCCACAAAGCGTTTAGACGCTCTACAGGCAGAAGGTTTCGTTCCTTCAGACCTAAGAGTCAGGAAAGTAGTTTAAATATAGTCGTCATTACAAAATAGATAAGACCTTTTGCATCGCAAGGGGTCTTTTTTATGCCTAAAATATAAAACTTTGGAAAACGGATATACATATAGTGTGGGTTATACCTATTTTTGAATGGCAGTTAAGATTTCCAGAGCATTTAAGGACATTAGTTTGTCTTTTAGTAAGCATCCAGTTACAAATGACGTAACTGTGCTTAAGAATGAGGACGCAATCAAAAAATCTGTCATTAATTTGACCAGAACTCGTTTTAATGAGAGATATTTTAACGAATTAATAGGTACTTCCATAGACAATTCCCTTTTTGAGTTAATGGATAGTGGTATAGGGGATGTTATGGAGACGGAAATAACAACCTTATTAAATAATTTTGAACCAAGGATCAATTTAACCTCTGTTACAGTTGAACCTGAACCTGATATGAACTATTTGGGTGTTAAAGTTGAGTATGAAATAGTAGGATTGCCATTTCCACAACAAAACATAGAATTTTTACTACAACCGACCAGGGTATAATGTCATTTAATCAGTTCACTAACCTAGATTTTAACGATTTAAAGACTCAGATCAAGGATTACCTTCGATCTAATTCCAATTTCACTGATTTTGACTTTGAAGGATCGAATTTTTCGGTACTAATTGATAATCTTGCATATAATTCTTACATTACTGCTTATAATACTAACATGGCAGTCAATGAAGCATTCATTGATAGTGCTACCGTAAGGGAAAATGTCGTATCATTAGCAAGAAATATTGGATATGTCCCACGTTCTAAGAGATCTGCAATAGCAAAAATCAACTTTACTGTCGATACAAGTGCATTAGGAGCGAGATATGTGACGCTTAATCCTGGAGTTGTTGCTGTGGGACAAGTACAAAATGGTAATTATATCTATTCTGTCCCAGATAAAGTCACGGTAACTCCTGATAATGCTGGTTTAGCAACATTTGAAAATGTAAGTATATACGAAGGATCATATCTCACAAAGAAATTTACTGTAAATACTTCACAAGTTGATGCAAAATATATTATACCTAATGCAAATGTAGATACAACTACTATTCAGGTTAATGTTGAGACTGGTGGGGTTACAGAAACTTATAATGCATATGAAAATATTTTTAACGTAAATGCAGAATCTAGACTCTTCCTCATACAAGAAATTGAAGATGAGAAGTATCAGATTCTATTTGGAGACGGTATTTTAGGTAAGAAACCAGATAATGGTGCTGTTATTACTGTAAGTTATATTACCACTAATGGTGTTGATGGTAATGGTGCTACTAATTTCAATTTCTCTGGAAATATTACTTATCCTGTAAGAAGTGGAGATAGGTTAATCGATTCTACAGTAACTTCTGGTATATCTCTTATAACCACGGTACAATCGTCTCAGAACGGTGATAATATAGAATCCATTGATAATGTCAAGTATCTTGCTCCAAGGGTCTATGCGTCCCAATTTAGGGCAGTTACTGCAAATGATTACACTAGTTTAATTCCATCAGTTTATCCAAATATTGAAACAGTAACTGCATATGGTGGAGAAGAATTGGATCCTCCTCAATATGGAAAGGTATTCATAACAGTTAAACCAAAAACTGGTGAATTATTATCACAAACAACTAAAGATACGATTAAAAGTAATTTAAAGAAATATACTGTTGCAGGAATTAAACAGGAATTTGTGGATTTAAAATATCTTTATGTTGAGTACGATACAACTGTATCATTTAACCCTAGTTTTGTTACATCTAAAGAGCAATTATCTGCTAGAATTCTTAAAGCAATCTCTACGTATGCTACTTCTTCTGATATTAATTCATTTGGTGGTAGATTGAAATATAGTAAGTTGCTTTCCATAATAGATAAGGTTGATGGAGGAATTACTTCTAATATCACTGTTATAGCAATGAGGAGAGATTTATCTCCAGCATATAATCAACTTGCTAACTATGAATTATGTTACCAAAATGCGTTCCATGCAGACTTAGAAGGATTTAATGTTAGATCTTCTGCATTTAGATTAAGTGGTGTTGATGGTGATGTTTATCTAACTGATTTGCCTAACTCTGATGGATTGACAGGTGCTATAAGATTTTTCCAATTAGTTAATGGTGAACCAAACTTTATTAATGATAATGCTGGAAATATTGACTATGTAAAAGGTGAAATTATATTATATGCAACTACAATTACATCAACTACAGTAACAGATAAGATTGAAATTGAGGTGACACCTGAATCTAATGATATTGTCGCAAAACAGAATCTTTATATTGTGCTAGATACTACTAGTGGAAGTAAATTAACCCTCCAAGAGGACTTAGTTTCTTCTGGTTCCAATAAATCAGGAACATCATATACACCATCTTCAAGTTTCATTAGCAATAAAAGGTATACCAGATAAGAAATGGCAGATACAAAAGTAAAAATCTCACATGTTCTGGATAGTCAGATTCCAGATTTTATTCAAGAAGATAATCCTTTATTTAAAGAGTTTTTAAATCAGTACTACGTTTCTCAGGAACATCAGTATGGAGTAGCGGATCTTGCTGAGAATATTGCAGATAATAAGAATATATCTAATTTTTCTGATCTTAATGTTGTTGCTTTACAAACTTTAGTTCCCATAAAATTAACTAGTGAAGTTCTTGCATTTGATGACGTTATTAATGTAAACAATACTGGTGGGTTTCCAAATAGTTATGGACTTATAAAGATTGATAATGAAGTTATCACTTATACTGGAAAAACTGCAACTTCATTCACTGGATGTATTCGAGGATTTAGTGGAATTACTTCATTAGAAAGTAATAATGATCCCCAATATTTGACATTTAGTTCTACTGAATCTGATGAACATGCTGATGAATCTATTGTTAGCAATTTAAGTCACTTATTCTTACTTAAATTCTATGAGAAATTTAAAGCACAATATCTTCCAGGAGTAGAGAAAAGAAGTCTTTATCCTACAATATCTGTAGATAATGTACTATCAAGAGCAAAGGATTTTTATATTTCAAAGGGAACTACATCTTCTCTTGAAATTTTATTTAAAGTTCTTTTTGGAAAAAATGTTGAAATTATAAAACCTTTTGATAATACTATTACTTCTTCTGATGCCGAATGGAGAATTGAAGATCAATTAGTTGTAGAAGCATTAGAGGGAAATCCTTTAGATTTAAAAGAAACAACTATATTCCAAGATTCTTTAACATCTCCAACTGCTAGTGGTGCAGCTTCTAATGTTGAAGAAATATTTTTGGGAAGCAAAAAGTATTATAGAATTGGATTGACTCATTCTACTGTTGCTCATGATTTTAAAGTAAATAACAAAACTCAAGTTATTGGTACTGCTTCAAGTACATCAGTTGTTACTGTAGATTCTACAGTTGGTTTTGATACTAGTGGTACATTCTTATATCAAAATAGTATTGGAAACTATACATCAGCAACTTACACATCGAAATCTCATAACCAATTCTTTGGATGTGGAATTACAACTAATTTAACTGAATCTACTTCGATAATTGATAATGTATTTGTTTATGGATTAGAAAATAACGATCCTACAAAAGTTTGTAAGATGCGTCCAGTAGGATGTATAAGTGGTGCAGATTCCAAAGATATTAGCACAACCAAATATTTTAAAGA